AATCGTTTGTTTGAAGAACTTGAAAAGGTAAGTAATGAATATCGAGACAGTGATTTTAATGATACTTATGGAATGGAATTAGGAAAAATATATTATTTCAATTATACTGCAGCATTTCCAAACCGTTATCCATATTATGATCGTTTTCCTTTTGCAAAAATTACACACATTGGAAAACAAGGTTTAATTTACGGAATAAATTTTCATTACTTAGACCCAAGTATTCGTGGGATTATAGCAGAAGGTTCTATTGATTCTATTGTACCAGTTCCAGATAAATGTTTTCACTCATATTATCCACAAGGAATTGATATGATTTATAGAGTTCCTGATGATGATGTAAAAGGATGTGGGCAATTTGTAACTGACTTATTTGTCGATAAATACAATCAACGAGTAAAACCTAATACAGTGTGGTCTAGCTAATGGCGGATAAACTAGCCAATTTAAAAGATTTAACTGCGATTCAAATCCAGGAATATAATAATGTAATTCAAGGAAGTCAAGATACGTTTATTTACGTTGACAATAAAACTGGAAAAGTTGTTAGCGCAGCGCAAGTAAATAGTGTTCCAATAAGTTTGGGCTCAGCAAACATAAACAAAAAAGTTCTTACCAAAGAAGAAGCAGTAAATTTTATTAATTCAAACTTAACAGAAATTAATAAACAAGCTAATATTATATTAAAAGGAAAAAAGTTTACATCAGGATCAGAAGCTGTTGCAAATGATGTATTGTTTGATAAAGAATCTAATAGAATTGGAAAATATTTAGATAATACTGATGCAGCTTCATTTAATTTTAGAGTGACAAATGAAGCTCTTGTTCAAAAATTAACTGAATTAAAACCTCCCAGAACTTCTAAAGTTATTGTATTCCCATCAGATCTTTTAGTACAATCAAATAATGGTGGCATAGAATATTCACAGGATACTATAAGAATCAAGGCATTAGCATATGTTCCACCACAAAAAGATCTTTTAAAAGGACAAAGAAACGAAAGGATTTATAGCACTGGAACTGTAAGTACAAATCAATTTTTTAATGGATATGAAGCTAAAGATTACGATTACCGTGGAGAAGTTATACTCCCAATGCCTCTTTCAGTAAGAGATGCTGTTGGAGCTGAATGGGGAGTAAGTGCTATGAATACTTTAGCACTTGGATTGTTTAGTGCAGTTCGTGACAAGTATGAGGGGGAGGGTGGTAATCTTGGGGCTTTGTTACGTTCTGGATTTTCAGGTTTCCGATCTCTTGAAGCTTGGGCTTCGTTAGCTGATGCATATGCTGCAGCAGGAAGTGGTTCATTAAGAGAACAAATTGTAAACGATGTTACCAGAGATATAATTGGTTCTATTGGTATTCAAGTAGATCCTTTACAAGTTTTAGCAAGATCTACAGGAAGCGTTGTAAATAATAATGCAGAATTATTATTTAAAGGACCTAAATTAAGATCATTTGATTTTACTTGGAAACTATCCCCAAGAAATCCTACAGATTCTGCAAGAATTAGGCAAATGATAAACTGGTTTAAGGTAAATAGTTTACCATACGTCAAGGAAACTGGTGCAATTTTTATGGAGACGCCAAATGTTTTTGTAGTTCAATATACAAAAGCGAATAACCAACGCAATGAAGCATTACCTCAACCAAAAATTTGTGCCCTATTAGATTTTCGTGTTGATTATACACCTGATGGAGTTGGTTGGGCGGCTTATGGTGATGATTCTCAACCAGTAACTAGTGTTATTAGTTTAGTTTTCCATGAATTGACTCCTCTCTTTGCTAATGAATATGCAACCATTGCAGAAGATAGCGTAGGATTCTAATGGCTTATTTCAGATACTTACCAAATTTATATTACCCATCTCTTAGAAATGAGAGATCATCTTCCAATGATTATACATTGATTAAAAATATTTTTAAGCGAGCAAAGATACGTGAAGATTTCATAAACATTTTTACGGCTTTTGAAAAGTATTCTATTGTAGGTGATGATCGACCAGATAATGTTGCTGAACTTTTATATGGAGATCCAAACTTAGATTGGATCATTCTAATCACAAATAATATTCAAAACATTAGAGAAGATTGGCCCCTAAGTCAAGCAGATTTGAATTTATATTTGAACCAAAAATATACTCCAGAAGAATTATCTCAGATACATCACTATGAAACTAAAGAAATTAAAGCTTCTGATTACAGTATCATACTTCCTGCAGGTTTAGTAGTTGATCAAGATTTTACAATTAGCTATTCTGATGGAACACAATTGATTGAAGATAATAACTGCACCATCTCAGTTTCAAATTATGAGTATGAACTTAGAAGAAATGATAACAAGAGAAACATTTATGCGTTAAGACAAGAATATATTAGTTTAGTAGAAGAAGATTTAAGACTTGCATTTGCCAATGAACCATCTTCTGAATACGTTGACATAAGAACTTTAAGAACATCCAATCCTAGAAGATCATAAAAAAAGGGGGCTGTTGCCCCCAATCTATCACGACTCAGCGAGTCTTTGGAAATAACTCAAATCATCATCTTCATCATCAAAAGAGGATGAAACACTTTGAGCTTTCATTCCACCAGACTTTCCCGAAGTAACTTCTTCGACAGAAGGAGTCGGCATACGATCATCATCTTCATCTTCAAAAGATTCATCTTTAGGAGCAGAAGATGATTTGCCGAGAACAACTTCAAGACGATCCTTCAGTTGTTCATAAGACTTAAACTTGTCTGCAGCAGTAATCTCAGTCAGAGAATATTCTTTCTTCCACAGAGCTTCCAGTGCATCATCATCACCATCAAGCAGTTCAGAGGAACGTGCAAACTCAGAACTATCATAGTTCCAATAGCCAGCAACTTTTTTGATCTTCAGCTTAAAGTCAGCACCTTGCCAAAAATCAAAAGGATTCAGTGCTTCTTCATCTTCAAACTCAGGGCTCATTGCCTCTTGAATCTTATCAAAGATTTTCTTACCGTATTTGAAGAGGAATACTTTACCTTCATTGTCAGGATTTGCAGGATCCTTGATTACATAAATGTTGCTGTAATAAGAAAGCTTACGCTTACGACCACGAGCAATCTCTTTGTTGGCATCAGAACCACTATTCCACAGAAGACTATTTGCTTCGCAGATCGGACACTTACCACCAACACTGGTGAGGCAATTGTCAATCAACCAACCACCAGTTCCTTGGAAGGCATGGTTGTACATTTTTGCCCAAGGAATTTCTTCCCCATCAGGAGCAGGAAGAAAACGAATAACTGCATAGCCATTACCAGTTTTATCTACTTCAGGCTTCCAAATGCGCTCATCAGTATTGGAAGCACTACTATTCAGTTTTTCAACTTCTTTTTGAAGTTTGGCAGTCAAGCTGCCGAGAGAGGATTGTTTCTTAAGATTAGAAAACGACATTGGATTAATTGGATACGTTGGATGTGGTCTTTATTAGTATAGCAGGATCACTTGCGAGTGTCAAGTGCCCTTTCCATGTTTTTAATTTTTTCATCAAGATAATCAAAAATTTCTAACATGCTTAGATTGGATGGAATTCCCATCCGTGTAGCTACAAGTTTCATTCTGTCAATCATAGATCTAGCATCAGGATCATCAGAAAGAGAAAATCTCATGTAAAGAATTTTTTGTTTTTCAAATAAATCCTTTAACAGTTGTATGAAATGTTTCTTTTCTTCGTAATCAAATGTTGTTGCAAAACCTAAAGTGCTTTGCATTACTCGTTGTTGCAAAGCACTTATTGCGGCTACTTCTTCTTTGACTATTTCAGAGTCAAAGAAATCACTCATCTTCCTTAGCTTCTTCAGCTGCTTCAGGTGCAGGTGCAGGTGCTTCTTCCTTTGGAAGTTCAACTCCCTGTCCTTGCAGGTATTCAATAATACCTTGAAGCTTTACAGCAAGATCACGCTTTTCATTGATTTGTGCTTGAAGCTTTTGCATGTCATCAAGCAATTCTCTTTGCTGATCAATGCAAGCTTGCAGGTGTTTTTGTTGGTCAGTCAGTTCCATGAATTAATTTCTCCTTTAGAATTTTTTTAAAGTTTGTCGAATCGATGTTCAAAAATGGTCGATACTTTTTAATTTTAAAACTATAAAATTGCCAGATAGGATCGTCCAACATTTTATCATAATCATCAACAAAATGCAAGATCATATCTAAAATCACAAGTGTCTCAATAGACACCTTATTTATCATGTGCTCTTTAAGCAACTTGGAGTGATTACCGATCTTGCATTTAATTACATCATCAAGAGTTTGATCATCAAATAAATGAGAGATCTCTTCTCTGAATTGATAGGTTAATTTTTCTGATCGTGTTTTCCATTGAGTATAATAATCATTTCCAGAATTAATGATTTCACCAATCCAAAGTTTTTGAGGATTATCACACTCAATAAAGTTTGCAAGAAAATATTCCTTTATCTCCTGATCACTTTTTTGTCTCGACATTTTTTCAAAAAAGTAACGATCTTTTCTTTTATGAAAAGAATCTGGTGTTGCTTTTGTTTTGCCGTTGTATTTAAAATAATCAAAAGATGGTTTTGAAAAATGATTTTTAAATGCCAGATATGTCCTATAGCAATCAATAGGAGTCATTTTAAATCGCAAGTTTTGCCTTTGACGAACGACGCAAATAATTTAGTTCCATTGCTTCACATCTAATTCTTTCTTTCAAAGGTTTAGATAAAAGTTTTGGAACGTTTTCCAATTCAATACTATACTGCTCACAGTATTGAACAATTGCTTCTATGTAATTAATGTTACCAGACTTAACAAAATTTTCAATATCGGTTGAAAATTTTGCTTGATTTAAAAATTTACTTTTTAACTCTTGTTCCAGTTCTCGTTCATTTACTACTTCCATATTCTGTTAATTTGTCCTGTACGAATTGGTTAATGTACTTTTTCAATAATACAATATACTCCTTCTTGTCTCTTTTGTCAAATACTTTAACCTCACCATCAGGGGTTACCATGATGGTAATAAGTTTTTTAACAACTTGTTGAGTCATTTCATAGTACATACAAGCGTAGGCAACTTCTTGCACAAAATACTGTTGGATCCACGCCTCTGGTTTTATTTTTTTAGAAGTTTTAAAGTCAATAATTGCAAGCTCACCTTCATATTCAGCGATGCAATCTACTCGTCCAGCGATACCTAACACATCGCTATACAAACATTTTTCAATAGCATGAATATTATTTATCTTATCTAGAAAAGGTTTAGTGGCATCAAACATAAATTCAATTTCTGGAGATTCATGTTCAACAACTTTATTTTCTAGATAATCTTGTGCGGATTTGTGAAAAGAAGTTCCTCGTGTGGTAGATTCTTTAATGACTCTATCCGCTTCTGCATTACCAACTTTCTCTCGCCAGTCTTTAAAAACTTGACGATTATAATGAGAAGTAATTGAAGTAATAGAAGGATACAAACTCCCCGTAGATGGGGAGGGATAGTATCGATTTCCATCCACATAAGTTGTTTCCATTTCAGGAAACTCAATATCAAGGTGAGTAAACATTAGAAACCTAGTGCCAATTTGTTAACGATGTAGGATTTAACGAGACCAGATCGGACAATATCTTCAACCCCAAATTCAATACAATCAAACTCAGGCATAGCCATAAGAATTTTGGTGAAATCAATGATACCATTTCTTTCATTTGTCTTAATTAAATCTGATTGTGTAGCATCACCACAGAACATGATCTTGCAGTTTTCACCAACACGAGTAATGATACTATCAAGTTCGTGGAAATTCAAGTTCTGACATTCATCAATAAGAAGAATAGAGTTGTCAAAAGTTGTGCCGCGAATGAAGCTGGTAGACCAGAACGAAATAGTTTCTTGTGTTTTGAGATTGCCATAAAGCATTTCAAACGAAGGATCATCAGGCATCTCAAACATGTATTTTACCATATTCTTATATGGAATTTGGTAAAGTGAAGATTTGTCTTCATGATCTCCAGGAAGAAAACCAATCTCTCGGGTTGCAACTAGTGATCGTACAATATAAAGTTTTTCATATGGAGTGGTTGAATCCAATACATCACGCAATGCAAGATACATTGTGATAAATGTTTTACCAGTTCCAGCTGCACCATATGCAAAAAGGTTTTGCCCCTTTTCATATGCATCAAACAGAAGTTTTTGATTGTCTGTAAGAGGTTCAATATCGATTAGAAAATCATCATTGATAGGCTTCTTACGACGAAGTTGTTTGGCACTCATACCAATACCAACTTGAGAGATTTGTTTCTTTCTTGCCATGTAATTACTTATAGGGTTTTACTACAGAACCAGGGATTTTAGATACGCGATGAAGAACTTCATTCCATCCTCCATCAGTTTTATTTTGGAAGTCACCAATGCCACTGACAGCACTTGCAGTTCCAGCAGACCAGTCTTTATCCCAGTCTGGGTTTTCTTTTCTCCACTTATCATACTCTACCATAGACATGTAGAGTTCTTGTTTTTCTCCAGTCGATTTGTTGACCACAGGATATGTTGGCATAAGACCTCCTATTCAATTAAAATTGCTGATTGATCGTTACATGTCCAATCAAGTGCCTCAGCAATGGTTGGAAATTTACTGACAAATACACAGCGACATTGTTCGGCAATTAGCATGTGTTCTTTTTGTGTGCCATGTGCGGATCTAAGATTGATATAATGAATCCAAGATCTAGCACTGCCTGTCATATAAATTTTAGTTGGAGTTGCAATCGGAAGTACAAATCTAGCACATTCCTTTGCTACACCATTCTCAAGAAGTTTATTATAAAGATCTTGAGATTCTTTAAAATGCATCTCAATCATTCCCTCCATGTATGCTTTGTCACGAGGATCCAAATCATCGATTGAATTCTGCCGATTTTTTGTATCTTGACGGCGCAAATCTGGGATTTCAATTTGATCAGCGAGCAGATTTGTATCTGCATAACGCTGAGAAAATTCCTGAAAAGTAAAACTTCTATGACGTAAAATTTGAGCAGCAATTCCTCTAGTGGTATTAATCTCTAGAGTCATGTAAGCTTGCTCAAAAATACTCCAATGCTCATGCTTGATGCAGTATTTGAGAAGTCCTGCTGCAGTATCAAAGTTAAGTTGATTATTTGGATTACTGACTCTAGCAATATATGAAATTACTTCTTGTGCATTTTTATTGATCAATTCACCAGCACCTTGCGTGATGGCAATCAATTTTACATTATTCATAGAAATGAAAATAGACTACAGTATTATACAGTATTGTTTTGAGAAAGTCAAGTTATTTTTTAGGTGGTTTTGAAACTCCAGTTCCAGTGATGCCAAGTTGCTGTCTATATCTTAAAGTATTTTGCATTGCTTGCTGACGTTCTCTGTTGGCAGCAGCAATATCTCTTTCTC